TGTTGTCGGCGGCCGCCAGCGCGATGCCCTCGAGCTTGAGGTCCGCGGTGGTGGCGCCCGGCGTCGCGTAGCCGGCGGCGGTGGAGTACACGAGATCGTTGAGGGCGATCGAGGTGGAGGCGGCGACGGGAATGCTGACGGTCTCGTCAGTGTCCTCCGGGGCCGGAATCCCGCACGTGGCGTAGGAGATGTCGATCCCGACGCTGGTCGCGCTGACGTACACCGCGCACTTGCCGACGTAGATGTTGTTGGCCGTGGTCTGCACCGTCTGGTTGTCCGCCGCGTAGAAGTCGGTGCCCACGCTCGTGATGGCCGCGCCGCTCGTAACGAACGTGCAGATGCCCTTGCGCCGGACGGTGACGTTGATGTCCCCGGCGGCGCCGCTGGAGTTGTCCGCAGCCCGATCGCACACGCCCGCGAAGACCTCGCCCGCCGTGTTGGTGGTCTTCACCGCGTAGCCGGACGCGTTGAGGTTCACCAGCGTGTTGAGCGGGATGCTGGTCGAGGCCGCGACGGGGTAACCGGCCACGTCGCCAGTCGGGTACCAGGTGGCCTGGCGGTCGACGGTGGTGGCGGTCCCGAAGGCGAGCGTCGAAAGGTAGTAGAGGATCAGGAAGAGGACGGCGGTCAGCCCGCCCGCCGCGCCGAGCGCGCCGAGGGGGGAGAGCGCTGCGATGGTGAGGGTCATGGTCACGCTCCCTTCGGGCTGGCGATGGGCGAGCCGTTCCGGATCGCGTCGCCGCGCTGGTTGCACTTGCGGTAGTCCTCGATGCTCATGCCGAGCTGGGCGCAGGCGCGCTTCTCGTCCTCGGTCTCCGCGTCCTCGCCGGGCTTCGGCGGCGGCGGGACCTTCTGCCCGAGCGCGACGAGCGCGGGGGCGGCGGCGGCCCAGGCGTTGAAGGCGCCGAGGTCCTTGCGGGCGAAGTCGAGCGCCCACGCGTGGTGCGGGGTGCCCGGGGCCTGGAGCTTCCGGTCCGCGAGCGCCCGCGCGACGGCGTCGTTCGCGTCGCGCTCGGCGAGCCGCGACTGGAGCGCCGCGAAGTCGGCCGCGCTGACCGCGGGGGGCGCCTTCAGCTTCAGGATCGCGCCCTGCACATCCTGATCGGTCGCGCTGGGCTGGAGCCCGAGCTCGGAGCAGACCATCGCGGATCGCGCGACGCTCTGGCTGATGCGGCCCACGGCGTCGAGCGCCTGGTCCGCGGTCGCGGTGTCGCTCAGGCCGAGGGCCTGGCAGAGCCGCTTGAACTGTGCTTCGTTCATGGCGTCGTTCTCCTCGAGGTCGGTGAAGAGCCCCGCGGCCGCGCTGTTCACGCGCAGCTCGGGCAGCTCGGTCAGGAAGGGCTTGTTCGTGAGGGCGAGCGAGTGCAGGGAGGCGCCGGTCATGCCGCCGCTCTTGCGGTCGCGCGTGTTGAAGAGGATCGTGGGCGAGACGTAGCGGTACTCGCGCGCGCGGATGTGATCTGCCGCGCGCTCCGTCCACTCGATCTGTGCCCAGAGCGTCTTGGCCCCGTCGGGGGCCTTCCGCGTCTCGAGCGACTTGATCCACCCCGCGGCCGGCGCGTTCTCACCGCCGAAGATGCTGGAGTGCTCGTAGTCGACGACGGTGTCGATCGGACTCGCAGCCCGGTGCTCCACCATCTGCTCGAGGATCTTGCCGTCGAGGGAGAAGGGCCCTTGCCAGTGCCCCTGCCACTTCCCCTCGAGAGCGATCTGATGCCACGCCGTCGCGGGCTTGCCCTTCTCCTCGGGGAAGAGGTCCAGCGATAGCGCCAGACCGTTGAGGATGCGGGCTCGCTTCTTCACACCCTCGTTGTCGGGTATCCCGCGCGTTCCGCGAAGCCCAAAACGCGCCGTTTACCGGGCTTGCAAGTATTACACGTCATGCAGGTTTTGCTGCGAATGCTGGTGTTACTTGACAAGCTGGTTGCGGCTCGGCACATAGCGGGCATGGCCAAGACCGAGACGCCGATCAAGATGACCTTCGACCTACGCGGCGAGGTGGCGCGCCGCTTCCGCGCCGTCCTCTCGATGCTGAAGGGTCAGCGTCAGGAGCCCGCGAGGCTCACGCGCCACGGACTCGGGCGGTGGCTGCTCGAGCGCGGCCTCGAGGCCGAGGAGAAGCGCCTGAGCAGCGGGTCGGTCCCTCCGACGCTGGCGCGGTGATGGAGAAGTGCCGTGGCTGCTACCTGCTCGCGACCCGCCCGGCGCGCGTCACGATCCCCTCCCGCTACCGCGACCTGATCGAGGCCGGGGCGACGCCGTGGGAAGCCGTCGAGCAGGTGGCGGAAGAGAAGCGAGTGACGCCATGAAGTGCTGCAGCGCGTGCAAGTTCTGGGTTCCCACTGCGACGCCTGAGGACATCCTCCGGGCCATGGAGAGGGCCGTGCGCAGCAGGGAAGTGCAGAACCCCGCCGTCGGCGAGTGCCGCCGCATGCCGCCCGCAACCGTGGTGGTGCCGATGCACACGAAGCCCGCCGTCGTCACCGTGCGCTGGCCCGAGACGCTGGCGGACAGCTGGCGCGGCGAGCACACCGCACGAAAGGAGAAGGGCGCGCGATGAACCGCTACAAGCCGCTGCCGCACAGCTTCGAGCCGACCAAGCGCGCCGAGCTGCCGCGCGAGAACCCGCTGCTTGCGAAGGAGGAGCGCAACAAGCGCCGCAACTGGCGTCAGCGCGTGGCCCGCGCGATGGGGCGCACTGACACCCGCTCGGGCGCACCGGCCTTCGCCGCGGAGCTCAGCCACAAGCCGCCCCTCCGCGCCGTCCGCGCGTGGCTGCGCCGCTGGTGGCAGTGGGCCGCGACACGCATCGGCGGCGAACCGCAACCGCCCGCGCCGGAGGTCTGGCGCATGCGGGATCCGCGATTCTGGGCGGCAGCGAGAGGGCAGGCCACCGGCCGCGTCGAGTCCGTCAAGCAGCGGGTGGGGCTGGGGGGCGCGTGCGGAGGATGATGGGGCGCGTGCGGAGGATGATGGGGCGGGCGCGATGATTGACTACTCCAAGGGCGCGACGCCTCAGAGCCAGTCCCTCGGTGAGATAGCGAACCCTTCGTCAGGCTCGAGCCCAGCTCCCGGATCTGCGCTAACGCCCCCGAGGTCGCGTGCCTCGTCGCGGGTCAGCGATTCCACCGAACACCTGCAGCGGAACCCGTTCGGCGGGAACCATCGCTTCCAGACCTCGTGGTCGGCCGGGTAGACGCGCCCGTTCATCGCGGCGTGAGCCGGCCTGACCCGCGAGTCGCCCGCCGTGACGTAGCGCCACATCGGTCGCGCCGCGAGGACCGAGGGCTCGGTGAGCTGGCGATACCGGCCGTGGGCGTAGCTGCCCAGGACCGTCGTGTCGAAGACGGTCTCGACGTGATGCCGCTTGGCCCGCGTGAGGCCCCAGGCGTCGAAGCGCTCGGCGAGACCGCGGATGAAGGCCGCCCGGGTTGTGCCGACGCGGATCGCTTCCTGGAGCGCGTCACCCACCTTGCCGAGCATGTAGTCGCGGAGGTCGCCAGCGATGCGCGTAGCCTTGCGCCGGTAGGCGTCGAGCAGCTTGCTGAGCTCGCGGGGAGCGAGCAGGCGGCGGCGGCGGAACGCCTCCAGCGCCTCAGTGGGCTCGAGCTGCGTCCAGGCGCGGGCCCGGTCTGCTTCCAGCGCGCGCTGGTAGCGGGCGGCCACCTCGAGGCGGCCGAAGAGGTCCGCAAGCGCCATCTCGTCGGCGACCACGCCGCGGAACGGCGCGAGCGGCAGGGCGACTCGCGCCAGGTCGCGGCGGGCAGCCTCAAGGCTCGTGGCGCGCTCAACCCGCAAGCGCAGGGCGGCGCAGGCGACGGCTGTCACGGGGGCTGAGCGGCGCGACCCGCGAGCGATCAGGTCGTCGATGCTGCCGAGCCTCACGGCTCAGTTTCCGACCGAGGCGCCCGTCCCAAGCGGGTGGGCGTCGACCTCGCCGAACTGGCGCTCGTACTCGCCGAGGTCGCTATCGATCGCGGCGCGTAGCCGCTTCATGTGGCCTGGGGTGATGAAGAAGCGGCCGACGAGGGGCGACTCACCGTCGGGCGCCAGCGATCGGAAGTCCACGACGAAGAACTCGACGCCATGGCCCACGTTGACGATGTTCGCGAAGCGGCCAGCGGCGAGCCCGAGCGGGTCGGTGTTTGTGGCCAGGTCAGGCATGCTCGCCCCGTATCTCCGCGTCGACCGCGGCCAGCGCCACGATCTCCGCGGCGAGCTCGCGCGCCCTGGACGCGGCGGCCTGGTCGGGTTGCTCCGGCTCCTCGGCAGCGTCATTGGACTGGTCCTCCCCGGCCGGAGGCGCGACCACGGGGGCGGGCGGGGGAGGCGGCAGGCCGCCGATCGTCTCCTCGCCGTCTTTCGGCGCGGGGATCCCGTACTTCTCCCGCAGGTAGCGCTCGCCGGCCTTGAGCCCGATCTCCCTGATGACCACCTTGTCGCGCTGCGCCTCCTCGAGGTTCGCGACCTGCGTCGCCGCCAGGCGGCAGAGCGGGATCGGTGCCGCGGGGCCGAGGTTTAGGCGCACGAGCGGCGTGAAGAGGTCGTGACGGATCGTCTCGCAGAGCTTCTCCGCGTCGGTCTCCGCGAGCTGAAGCTCCTCGGCGCTGTAGCTCTCCTTGGCCGAGCGCGCCCCGCGCTCGCCCTGGTCGGCCGACATGGTATTACCCATGATGGCCTTGCTGATCTCCTCGTTGCAGGCCTTGACCATCACCGGATGCGGGGGGCCGCCGCCCGCGCTCTTGAGAGTGCCGGTCTCGATGAGCTCGATCGTCGAGAGCGTCGGCACAATCGCGGCCGCGTCGCGCCCCATCTGAAGGACCGCCTGTAGGAGCGCACGCTTGTCGGGGTCGCTCGCGCCCGGCGGGTACTTGCCGAGGCGCATCGGGGTGCCGAAGCGCTCGATGAAGATCGCCCAGTCCTTCCAGGACCAGCGCTTGAAGCAGTAGAACCAGACCACGGCGCGCATCCGCGCGGCGCGGGCGAGCGGCACCGAGCGCGCCTTGTCGCGGTGGACGATCCAGCCCCACGGCTGAAGCTCCTCGCCGTCGAGGCGCTCGCGGTCGGTGACGATGCGGACCACGTCCGGATCGACGAGCCGGCCCATCGTATCGGCGCGGCCGAGCACCAGCTCGCGCTGCGGCCAGGTCACGAGCGCGCGGGGCACGTAGCGGGAGCCCTCGAGGTCCCAGACGATCTGCTGCACCGCCACGCCCTTCGTGAGCGCGTCGGTTAGATCCCAGAGCGCATCCCGCCAGCCGGCGATCCCGCCCTGCCCATCCCGCCCGAGCACGGACTCCTCGCAGAGGTCGGCCGCCGCCTGCGCCTGCGCGTCGCCCTCGCGCGCGGGCGTGATGATGAGCTTGCGTGAGGTGACGTTGCTCCGCCGCTTCGAGGCCACGGCCGCAACGTGGGGGTCCTCCTCGACGAGGTCGAAGATCTCGAACTGCTGGTACGTGTCGCCCTGGTCCGCGCTGCGAAGCGCCGTCGAGAGCTTCTCCGGCGTGAGGTTCTTCAGCGTCGGGCTCGTCGCGTAGTCGTCGCGCTGCCCGCTGTACCAGATCCCTCGCTCGGGCTTCGGCGCGTTCGCCGGCGGGAGGAGCGTCCCGATCGCTTCCTTGACTCTCTGCCAGAGCGGCATCAGGTGCCCTCCCACTCGTTCGAGGTCCGCGCGAAGCGGCCCTCCTGGAGCCCTATGTACCCGCCCGAGGTGGCCCAGGTCAACGAGTGCGTGTAGCAGAGGTATCGCGTCGCATCCATCGCGTGGTCGCCGTTCTGCCCTTCGGGCTCCTCCTCGCCCTCGGGAAACGCGTAGGCCTCCTGCTCGCGGTGCCAGTCCTTCAACCAGGCCCCGACGTAGAGGCGCGGCTGGCTGTCAAGGCGCGGCGGGATCAGGCTGCGGACGTGCTGCACACCGCTCACGACTTCCTTCTCGGCGAGCGTGCAGGGGAGCCCGAGCCGCTCCATCTGCGACTGCCCCTCGGGGTCGTGATCGATGTACCACTGGAGCACGCCGAAGCGCGCCGCGCGCTCGGCCGCTGCCGCCGCGATCTCCGCCCGGTCGCGCCCGCGCTCGTACCACAGATCCATCAGGTACCATCGCCCGTCGCTGTCAATGCCGCCGACGAGGACGGCCGCGGGGTTTGTGTGCCCCCAATCGACGGCGCCGAAGCGGATCGGCGCTCGCCTGAGCATCTCCTCGAGGGAGAGGCGGCAGTGCATCCGGTGCACGATCGGCCACGCGAGGCCCTGGAGCTCGAGGATCAGGGCGTCGAGGTAGAGCGCGGCGAGCTCGTCGCCGTAGCTCGCGCGCAGGCCTGCCTCGAAGTCGGACGGTAGCTGCTTGTTGTCCGCCGTGCGACAGCGGACGGTGAAGGCCTGGGGGTTGGTGCGGAAGAAGCGGACGAGCCAGTTGACGCCCGGTGGAGGCGTGCTCGTCACGTAGAGGCAGCGGCGCGGCGCGGGCTGACGGAGGCGCGCCTGGAGGATATGCCAGAAGCGCGGGCCGGCCACCAGCCCGGCCTCGTCGTACCACCCGAAGCCGACGTTGAGCCCGCTCGCGCGATCGGGCTCCGTCGCAGAGCGCACGAAGAAGCGGCGCCCCGTCGGGTGCCAGACGAAGAACTGATCGGCGCGGTTGAAGGTGTAGCACTGGCGCGGGATCCAGTCCTGCCAGAGCGGGATGTGCACGTCCCGGAACATGGGGTAGGTGGGGACGCCGATCACGCCGTCGCAGAGCGGGTTGTCCTGCGCGAGGTAGAGCAGCTCGTGGAGCCCGGCGAGGGTCTTCCCGCTGCCGACGCCGCCGCAGAAGAACTTGTACAGCGCCGAGCTGGCGTGAAAGCGCGCCTGGTGCGGCTGAGGGTCGTACGCCGTGACCTGCTCGGCGGGGTCTTCGCTCACTTCGCGGTCTCGAGCGCGTCCCCCTGATCGTCCCCGGCCTCTCGCATGACGGGCCGCCGGAAGACCACCACCACGCCTTCGCCGTCGGTCTCCACGTCAGGCGGCTTGCCGACGCAGTAGGAGAGCAGTAGGCGAGCGGCGGCGATCGCATCAGCGCCCGTGGACTTCGCCTGACCGATCAGCGAGCGAGCCACTTCGCGGATGTCCTCCTCGGTGACGGCGTGCAGTAGCGCGTGGCGGAAGAGAGAGAGGCGCTTCTGTTGACCGTTGCCCGCGGCAGCTCGGTTGCCTGGAGCGAAGCGGCCAGCGAGGTCGCGCCCATCGCGCGCCGTCGATTCCGTCGACTTCGGATCTACTGGCGCGCTGGCATTTGACTCAGCTTCGGAGCCCATAACCGCTATGTGCAACGCGCGGCGCGGGTGGGTCAAGCCCTACGGCCACCCGTTCAAGGCCTGCATCACCTCTCGCTCGCCCGCGGTTGGAGGGTCCGAGCACTCCTGCACCGCGTTCTCTCCGGCGGTGAAGTTCTCCTCTCCGTCGGTCCAAGAGAACGCCACCAGAAACGAGTTTCGCAGCATTACGCCGAGAGCGTTCGGGGAGTGAACAACGACGTGGAAGAGCTGCCTGCCCGGCGACCCGCCGAGCGCTTCAACCTTCTCCCATCGCGCTTGCGTCGGGGCGACCAGCTTCTTACCGACGATCTGGCGAGCGATCGATTGCGCATCGGGCTTGCCGACTCCCGACTCGCCTGCGAGGTGAACTGCGAGGAGGACGAGTGCGGCCGCCATCGTCGCTCCGGCTCCGACGCTCACCCATCGCTTGCCGGCGGCCATCGTCACCCCCTCTTGACCTTCTGCCATTCTCCGCTGACCCGGGCCGCGATCACAATGCCCCCGACCGCGAGCTCATCTCCGAGGCGGCCGCTAACCGGCTTCCCCGGGCCCCGAGGGAGCAGCGTCACCACGCCGCTCCGCTGCCCGGCGTAGGCCTTGATCACTTCGCCGTCGCTAACGTGGTGCGCGATCACAAGGTCGTCGCGATGGTAGCGACCGATCGGCGCCTCGAGGCAGAGCACCAGGTCCCCGTCGCCAAGCCCCGCGTCGCGCATCGACTCGCCGCGCACCCTCACCGCTTGGAGCTCGCGCGGCTGGTAACGGCCAAGCATCTCCTCGGGGATGTCCTCGCCAACGACGAGATCAGCCCCTTCCCCGCCCTCGCGCTCATCGTAGCTGACCTGTGAGTCTGCGGCGCGCGCAGCGGCCGAGCCCACGATACGGATGGTGCGCCGCTCCTGCACGGCCGCCCGGCGCGGCGCGAGCTCGTAAGTTGGCAACTCGGGCGCCGACGCCACCCCTGCGGGCTGTTCGGCAAGCGCGGCAATCACGTCGCCCAGGGCACGCTGGAGGCGTGGCGGGACACAGCGCCACTTCTCCAGGTGTTCCAGCTCGGAATCGGGTAGTGGCTGACCAGCACCACCGCCGATCCCAAGCTTCGCCGCGATGAGGTTCGCGGTCCGATCGGGCACGTTGCGCTTCCCGTTCTCGATCTCCCATATGGTATGCCTACTTAGACAGCTTTCCTTCCCAAGTCTATCTTGTGACCATCCCAAGCGCTCCCGCGCTTCCCTCACGGCCCGCCCGAAATCACCAGCGTTTCCCATGCCTCACCGCCGTGTTTGATTTTCTCACAATCACATATTGACTTGGTTTGGAAACCAAACTACGATAGTCCCTGTCTCGCGATATTACGCAGTATCACAACAGCGAACGAAAGGATACCACGCAATGGGTAGCGATTCCAACGGAAAAGAGCGCGAGGAGTTGGTTGCGCTCACACTCAAGGTGCCACGGCGTGTACATGCCGCGATCACGTCAATCCTCGAACAGGGCATCGCAGAGGGCAGGTTCCCGAGTCAGTCGGATGTGATCCGCGACCTGCTCGTCGAGGGCCTTCGCTCGCGCGGGGTGAACCTCGAGGAGAAGGCGGCGTGACCCTCCCCTACCAGGCCCACTCCGAGCCATCGCACGAGGCCGCAGCCGCCGCCCTCCCCCGCGCCGCTCACCAACGCGAGCTCGTGCTCGCCGCGATCCGCGCCCGGGGTGACCTCGGCCTCACGGACGAGGAACTCCAGGTGCTGCTCGACCTGCCTGGCAACAGCGAGCGACCGCGGCGCCGGGAGCTCCAGCAGCGCGGCTTGATCCGCGCCTCCGATCTGCGCCGCTCGCCCGCTCCTAACCGCGTACGGGCCACGGTGTGGGTCGCCGTCTGGCCGGGGCAGCAGCCCGAGCTTCCGCTGCCGTCCATGCGAGGGAGGCGCTGATGCACATCCGCATGTGCTGGGAGACACGCAGTCGGCTCGAGCGCGCCATCCTCCCGCCGCGCGTTCCACCGGCGGCGAAGGACCCCCTCGCGGCTGTACTACGACACCTCCAGGAGTGCCGCGCAGCAGGTCCGCGCAGCGCGCGCGAGATGGCCGTCAGCCTGCGCCTTCCAGCACGCGAGGTGGTGGCGATCCTTCGGCAGCTCGAGGCCGATGGCGTGGTGCGGCATGTGCGAGATGGGTGGGAGCTCTATTGATGGGATCGCCGCGCGCCATGCCGTTCTGGGCCGAAGACTGGGTCACCAGCGAGAGCGTCAAGGGCATGACCTTCTCGGAGCGCGGAGTGCTGATTCAGGTGTGCGCGTACTGCTGGCTGGACAAGCACTGCTCCCTGCCGGGAGACGACGAGGCCCTGATCAAGCTGACGGACATCCCGAGGAAGACCTGGGCAAGGTCGGAGCAACTCCGGAGGACGCTCGTAGTTCATCCGGAGATCGAGGGGAGGAGAACCCACCCCAAGGTCTGGGAAGAGTCGCAGAAGGTCGGTGCCCATTCCGCCAAACGCTCGGAAGCAGGGAGGAAGGGCGCGGCTGCTCGATGGCAATCGCATTCCGGTTTGCCAATGCGATCTGATAGCTCCCCATCCCCATCCCCATCCCCATCCCCATCCCCAAAGGACTCGCGCGATCCCCTGACTACTGCTCCCAAGTCGGAGTGCACGCGCGAGAACGCCATAGCACTCCTACGGGAGTACGCACGCCTGTACCAGTCCACCTTCGGGAAGGCTGCGGTGATCGACTTCGGCGGGGCCGAGTACCGAGCCGCGATGAAGGCACTAGCCGCCCGTCCGCTCGCCACCTGCAAGGCGCTCATTCCTGCCTTCCTCGCCAGCCGAGGCCGGGTCGCAGACGAGGGGCACCCGTTCGGGTGGTTCCCGGGCTCGATCGCCAAGCTCGAGGGGGCACAGCCCAGGGTCGACGCCGAACTCCAAGCCATGATCGACCGGGTCATGGAGCAGAGCCGATGAGCCTTCGCCTCCTCACCACGCCACGCTTCTGTCCCGCCCCTGTGCGCGCCGTTCCGCGATTCGGCGAGGCCACCGGGGCCAGGTGTAGGCTCGCGACCGAGGAGGAGCTCGCCGAGGAGGCCGCGCGGCTGCTCGAGGTGCGTCGCCGGCAGGTCGAGCAGGCGATGGGTGCTCTCTCCTTGCCCGAGAAGGAAATCCAGCTCTACTGCAGCGGCCTCGATCGCCGCGGGCGCGGATGGCGCGAGACCCGCGCTGTGCGCGACCTCCGCGCGTTGATCCGCCGCTCTCTCGTGGTGGTCCTCTGGGGCCCGGTGGGAACCGGAAAGAGCGCCGCGGCTTGCCGCGTGCTCGCCGAGCTCTGCCGCGTCGAAATCGAGACCGGCGCGGGGGCGCACGACGAGGTCGACGTGTGGGCCGACGGGACCTACCTCCGCGCGCCCGATTACGCCCGGGTCGCCGACTGGGAAGAAGACCGCCTGGAGGCCGTCTGGCGGCAGCGGCACCTGGTGATCGACGACCTCGGCGAAGAGCAAGAGCTCGGCGAGAAGGCCTGCGCCAAGCTGCGACTCCTGCTCACGCGACGCGACGACGAGGTCACGAGCAGCACGCGCACGATCATCACCAGCAATCTGACACCGACGGAGATCGGGGCGCGCTACGGAAAGCGCGTGTTCGATCGCCTCGGCGAAACCGGGGCGTTTCTGCACGCGACGGAGCGGATCCGCCCACAGTTGCAACCCCAAGGAGCCTGACCCATGGAAACCAGAATCCTACCATGCCGCCCGACCGAAACCGAGCTCCTGGAGCGCGGCGCCCAGGTCGCTGAGCTCGTGCGCGAGCTCGAGGCCGCCGAGGACGCCAAGAAGGAAGCGGCGAGCGAGGCCAAGGCGAAGATCGACAGCCTCGACGGCCGGATCGGCTCGCTCGCCCGCGAGGTGCGCGAGCGGCAGACCTATCGCAGCGTCGAGGTGAAGCGCGAGAAGGACTTCGGCCGCAACTGCGAGGAGGTGGTGCGCCTCGACACCGGCGAGGTGATCGAAACCCGTGCCCTCGACCCCTCCGAGCGCCAGGTGGAGCTGCTCAGCGTCGACAAGGGGGCGGTGGAGTTCACGCGCGCTGCGAAAGCGAAGGCCGGCAAGCGCGCGGAGGCGGGAGAGTGAGCCGCGGAGCCTACCAGCGCGGCGACGTGATCCGCTGGCGCGACGCGGACGGGACCATCCGCCAGGGCGTGTTTCGGCGCTGGGGTGCGAGCGGCCGCGTGTCCATCGGCGTGACGAAGGCGGAGAGCAGCGCCGGCTGGTGGGTGGGAGAGGAGCAGATCGTGGAGCCGGAGCCGAAGCGCGGAGTGGAGAGAGGGACGTGAGCTTTGCTCTCCTGCCCACCTCGCCCGGGGCCGGCGATCGGGACGTGCGCTACACCCCGCGCGGTCCGATCGATGCGCTGCTGGCGAGCGACCCACCTCCCCGCGGCGGGTACGTGCTCGACCCCGCGGCCGGAGACGGGGCGATCCTGCGCGTGCTCGTCGAGGCGGGCTACCAGGTGGCGGCGCACGAGATCCGCGAGGAGGAGCGGGCTGGGCTTCTCGCGATCACCTCGCACGTGACGATCGGAGACTGGCTCTCGCCGCGCCGGGCGTACGAAAAGCCCGCGGCGATCGTCGCTAACCCGCCGTTCAGCATAGCCCGCGAGTTCGCAGCCTCCGCGCTCGAGTGCTGCGAGTGGGTCGCGTTCCTGCTGCGCCTGAACACGCTCGGCTCGCGTCCCTGGCGGCAGTTCTGGAGCGAGCACCCGCCGACGGCGCTTCGCCCGATCGTGCGGCCGAGCTTCACGGGGGACGGTCGCACCGACGCGAGCGAGTACCTGTGGGTGATCTGGGATGACTCGGACCACCCGATCAATATGAGACCGATCTGAGGAGAGTACACGACATGCCGAGCATCGACGAGAGACTGAAGAAGCTGGAAGCCGACGCGGCGACGAAGCGAGCGGAGCTCGAGAACCTGCGCGCCGCGAAGAGCACGGTCCAGGAGCAGATCGACGAGGTCAAGGCGGTCCGCGACACGCTGGTGCCGCACCGTCCGCGGAAGGTCGCGCCGTGAGCCGCCGCGCCCGCACCTGCTTCGCCCGCGTCGCGCGGAGAGCGCAGCGGAAGGACAGCACCGAGACGACGGTTGCCACGCGAGCGCGCGCGCTCGGGGCCACCGTCGAGCCCGGCGAGTGCTGGGATCTGTGGCTCCACCTGCCGCGCGCGGCGCAGCCCGTGATCGCGATCGAGGTGAAGGACGGGGCGCTGTGCCCGTCGAAGCGCCGGCTCACGCCGCGGGAGGTCGGTTTCGGGGCGCGGTGGCCGGGCCCGGGAGCGATCGTGGGCAGCGGCGACGAGCTCGCGCGCGCCGTGAGCCTGGCGCTCGCCGGAGAGCTCGAGCCGTGCGGCGTCGCGGTGGCGCGCTACAGGGACGCGACGGAGCCAGGGTGGAGGGAGCGGGAGTTGGTGGGTCGGTGAGCCGTCAGCCCTTGCGGATCAGGTCGCGGAGGTACTCCGACATGCTCTTGCGCGCCCTCCAAGCATCGTCTCGGAGCTTCTCGAGCAGCTCGGGGTCGAGGATCAACTGCACGCGGGGGGCCTTCTCGGGCTCCACCGCCTTCGTCTTCTTCGTCTTCTTCGCGGCCATCGCCACCTCCTGGGATTGATATTGGCACGCTCAGCAAATAGCGCAAGACCCATGTTGACACGCAACGTGTGTAGCGTCATGATTGTCAGTATGAACAGCAACGCAAGCAACTGGACCCACGCAACGATGTCTTGGCCCGGTCTTCTCGGCAGCGTCCGCGCAGAGCGGCGCCTCCTCCCGGGTGGGCGCCTCGTCGCGGTGCTGCGGCGCGGTGGCTGCTGGCGCTGGCTCGCACGCGATGTCTCGGGGCGCTGGAACGGGATGGCTCAGACTCGCGCGGCAGCGATGACCGCAGCGCTCTACGCAGGGGAGGTGTGCTGATGCGCGACTACGACGACACCCGCAACCTCAAGTGCTGCCCAGACTGCGGAGCCGAGATCCGTCTCGACGATGACGGCTACCCCGAGGAGCCGTGCGACTGTCGCGAGCCGAGCGACGAGGAGCGGCTCGAGGAGCTCGAGCGATGGCTCGCCGATCCCGAATGGCTAGCAGGTCCGGGCGCGATGCGCTCACGGCTGACTGGTGTCTCGCGGGCCGAGAAGGCGCGTGCTCTGCGCGAAGAGCTGATGGAACGGCTGGGTATGCACGACGAGCTCGCCGATCTCCGCGCCGATGAGGCCGAGGAGCGGGCAGCGCTGCAGGCAGAGCGATGTCGCGCAGGAGCGAGATAGATCAGGAGGGTACATGAAGACCAGCGAGAGCATCAAGGAGATCGCCGCCGCGTTAAGTGCGGCGCAGGGGCAGTTCCGGCCGATTCCCAAGACCGGAGAGAACAGGCAGCAGGGTTACCGATTCGCGGACCTGGACGACCACCTCTCGGTCGTCAGGCCCGTGCTGGCCAAGCACGGCCTCTCCCTCGTCGCGTCGACGGAGGAGCTGGTGCCGCTCCCCGAGCGTCAGACACGCAGCGGGGGCGTGCAGTACGTCGTGCGCGCGCGTGTGGTCGGTCGCCTTCTCCACTCGAGCGGCGAGTGGATCGAGGGCGAGAGCTGGGGCGAGGGTCAGGACAGCCTCGACAAGGCCGGCTACAAGGCGATCACGGGCGCCCGGAAGTACCTGGTGACCTCTCTCCTCGGCACCGCCACCGGCGACGACCCCGAGCGTGACCAGGAGCAGCCACGCGCGCGCGGCGCCAAGAAGGCCGAGCCGGCGCCCGCGGCGACGGGCGACAACGGGGCGGATGAGCCGCCGACGAGCGACCAGCTCGATCGGCTCGAGGGGTGGGTGCTCGACCAGCGCCTGCCGACGAACGTGCGGGACCTGCTCGCGCAGGAGATGGCCGGCGGCCTCACGAAGAATCGCGCCGGCGCCATCATCGGGCGCATCAAGTCGAAGTATGCGAGCGAGCTCGCCGAGGGCAAGACCGAGCCGGGAAGCGAGGGCTGACATGAGCGGCGTCAACAAGGTGATCCTGATCGGCAACCTCGGGGCCGACCCCGAGCTGCGCTACACCAGCGGCGGCTCGGCGGTGACCGAGCTGCGCCTCGCCACCACGCGCACCTGGACCGGCGGGGACGGGAAGCGCGAGGAGGAGACCCAGTGGCATCGGGTGGTGGTCTGGGGAAAGCAGGCAGAGCACTGCAAAGAGTACCTCGCGAAGGGGCGCCAGATCTACGTCGAGGGGCGGCTCCAAACCCGCAAGTGGGAGGCGAAGGACGGGGCGAAGCGCGAGACCACCGAGGTGGTCGCCGAGGTGGTTCAATTCCTGGGCGGCAAGGGCGAGGGTGGGCGTAAACGCGCGTACGAGGCCGACGGCGCGAGGCCGCAGGACTACGAGAAGCCAGCGGCCGGGGACGACGATCTGCCGTTCTGATGCGCTCCGTCCTCGACAGCCCCGCGCATCGCCACAAGGGCCGCGACTTCGACCCGCAGACGCTGCCCGCGGCGCGGACCTTTCGCTTGCGGAGCCACCGCGCCTCGCTCGCGCTGCGGGCGCTCAGGGCAACGGTCCTGCTCGCGGCCCAGGCGACGCTCTACGTCGGCGAGGCCGGGCCGGAGGCGGTGCTCGCGGAGCTGTGGCGGGCGGTCGGGGATCTCGCGGCGTGGTGGCGCGAGGCCGCAGGGGACAGAGCGAAGGCGATGGCGAAAGGAAGGATCAGCTGATGGCATTCTCGACGATGGCACTCGTCTCCTGCCTCCGCGACATGCTCCTCGTTCGTCGCGGCCTGCCGCTCGACGACAGCGTGGCCGACGAGCGCGCCCGCAACATCATGGCGCAGCTCCCCGACCTGCTCGCGGTGACCCGCTGCACGGGCTGCGGAGCGCAGGGGACAGTGGACGGCGATCTCTGCGGGCGGTGCTTCCTGGCGCCGGTGGGGAGGGCGAGGCGATGATCCAGATCAGACACCGATTCACCGGAGCCGTAATCCGCGAGGTGGCCGCGTCCTTCCTCCGCGGGGCCGACCTCGGCGAGGCCAACCTCCGCGGGGCCGACCTCCTCGGGGCCAACCTCCGCGGGGCCGACCTCCGCGGGGCCGACCTCCGCGGGGCCGACCTCCGCGGGGCCGACCTCCGCGGGGCCAACCTCGCACTCACCTGCCTCG